TGCCGTGGCAGAAGCGGCGCAGCTCGGCCAGAACGATCTCTCCCTGCGCTGTCGGCCGGCCGTCGGCGCCAAGGAAGCAGGCACGGAAGGCTGTCCGCAGTTGGAACAAGCGGCGAACGTAGTCCTTCACCCCCACCTGGCAACCTCCCGGATGGCAAACCATATCCAGACTAGGATCGGGGCAACCCCGAAGAGGAAGACGGCGATGGCCTTGCTCATGACCTCAGCCAAAGGAACAGCGTCAAAGCGACGATGGCCGGAATGAGCGCCATGCCGTAGAAGGTGCGGGCGGCTTCCCGAACAAGCCGCGCCCAGGCTTCGTCGTCATGCTTCCATGAGTCTTCCATCAGCCCATCCCCTCTGTATCGGCTTCGTTGTATAACAAAACTTGGCTCCATTCTTCGCGCGAAATATCTAAATTAAGAGGAAAATCATCGAACCCGAAAGATCCTTCACGGTTCCATTTCGGTGGTTTAGTGGTCGGATTTCGATCACCACTGTAATTTTTCCGTTTAACAAAAACCTCAATGGATTTGTTTGCAGCAAATTCTCTTTCTGATGGCTTGGTTGGGACATACCAACCATGTTCAGTTAGTACAGGATTTTCTAATAGTCCGGCATGATCTAGAGAAGCAGCCTTCCGCAATGACATTCGCCCATAACAATTTTTAAATTCTTCTATCTTCTTGGCGTTATTCTTGCGTTCCCATTCATCTGCGGCATCAAGGCCAGCAGCCTTATACACATCCCAGAAGGATGAGTATTCGCCAGACATCAGCCCATCCCCGGAATGGTCTGCGGAATGCTCGCGGCCGTGGCGGCGGCATTCGCAAGGTTGTTGGCGGCATCGGCAGCAACCGGCGCGGCGGCCAGCATGGACTGCATTTCAGCCGCCTGGCGCTTCTGTTCCTTGATCTGTGCGACGGCCTCTTTCGACCGCAGCACCTTGGCCGGCACGCCGTTGATCTCGGCCAGTTCGCGCGGCAGGGCATCGGTATCGAACACGTCGAACACGCCGGGGTCAAGTTGGGCCATCGGGGAGAGCTGCTCGAAGGTACGCAGGATGGAGACGGCATCCTCGGATCGCACCAGGCGCGACAGCGGGCTGGTGTATTCGATCTCGATCATGCCGTCCTGCATGAGTTCGGCCACTTCCGGCGAAGGCTCCGGCAGCGCGCCAGCCATGGCAAGGATGTCCAGCTCGCGCTCGATGATCGGGCCGAGGAATTCGGACTGCTGCCGCCCCATGGTCGGGGCAAGGAGTTGGCCCTTCTCCTGGGCGCGCAATAGGGCCTCAGTGGCGGTGATCTGCGGCGTCTCGACGAGGATCTGGAACAGCGTCACCAGGAATGCCTCGTTGATGAGCTTGCGCTTGCCGTCGTTCATTTCGATCTGCCAGGGCAGGTTCGCGCCTGTCTTCAACGGCTGCACCATCTGCCGGCCTTCCGAATCCACGCCGCCGAAGTTGAGGGCGCGCGGGCGCATCTGGAAGCCCTGCAGCGCGCCGTCCTCGAGCAGCAGCAGCGGCGGATCGACGGCCATGTGCCCGGCGCGGAGCGTCGTCTTCTCCATCTCGTTCAGCATCTTGATGTCGGGCAGCACCATCATGGCCGGGCCACGGCCATAGACTTCCTTCGGGTTGGTGCTGTAGCGGCTGATTGCGTAGGGGAATGTCCGGTAGCCGCCCTCCTCGATCAGTTGCCGGCCCTCGATGGAAACGTAGCAGGACTTGAAGCGCATGCCCTCCCAGTCCATGCGGCCGCGCTTGCGTTCCCGATTCGGCTCGACGGCGTGGATGAACTCGAACTTGCTGGCTTCGTCCTTCTTCTCCAGCGCGCCCTTGATCTTCTCGGGCAGGTTCTCCAGGCCGAAGGCGCCGGCCGCCTGCCGGGCCGTGTATTCGAACTTCCGATGCACGGTGTCGATGATGCCGTGCTCGTTCTCGCTGATATACAGCTCGGCCAGGTGGCAGGACTTGTAGCGGATGCCGCGCCCGGTGACATCCTCGACCATCATACCCATGGTGCCGAATGCGCCGAGACTCTTGTAGCACTCGCTGGCCTGGCTGCTGAAATTGGCGAAGGGAGACCGGCGCACGGCGAACAGGGCCTCGGACACGTCCTCCAGGTACTGCTTGAGCGGATGGTATTCCCGCAGCGACTTGTCGCCAGGCGTCAGGCCGTGGTATTGCTGATTGTCCGGCGTGATGAGGGAATGGATGGCGGCGGCGAACTTCTCCAGCGCCAGGCAGGCCGTCGAATCGAATATCTTCTCGGTGCGCTTGGCGCCCGGTTCCCGCTTGGAGAGGAAGTCGGACATCTGCGGCCACACGCGGTCGGCCACTTCCTGCCAGAGGCTTTCCCAATTCGAGCGCGCCGAGCGAAGCTGGTCCTGGCGGCGGATGATGTCGTCTGCGCGTGAGTCGGCCATGGCTTACTTCTCCTTCGTCTTCCTCGTCCGCTTGGGCGGCAGGATGCGGGGCGGTGGGGGTGCTGCTGTGTCCGGCAATGGCGCAGTCGCCGCCGTGTAGCGCGGGATGTACCAGCCTTCCTCGGTCAGCACCTTGCGGGCGAGCTTGCCCTGTTCGTCCAGGGCGCGTGCTTCTGCCAGCTTCATGAGCCGATCAGGGTGCGGGTAGTGGTCGGGGTGTCGCCCACGCCTTCATCCCCGGTCAGGACAGAGGCGCGGCGGCCACGGCGGCGGCGCACATCATCAGCCGACTGCTGCCGCATCTTGGACTCGTCCAGCGTCGGCACGGGTGCCGGGGGCGGCGGGGGCGGCGGGGGATCGGGTGATTTGCTGCCGCCGCCAAATATTGATCCCATGGTCGTACTCCTTTCGTCAGGTGTTGAACGGGTCGTAATCTGAATCGGCCACTCGCTTGCCGGCCTCGCTTCTAAGCGTAGCAGCGGGACGAATGGCAAAAGTGAGGGAGAGGGCGTCGCCAGCATCAGGAGATGCCAAGCCGCGCTTCTTCATGTCTTCCTTGCGTTCAAGCTGAATCTGCTGCTTAGGGGTGAAGCCATATTCCGGCGCAACTAGGTCGTCTAGCAGTTCTCTGTCATCCGGCAATTCCACACCTACACGCAGAGCTTCGCGCATCAATCCCCACACCTCGGCACGGCGGTTGGCGTAGGTTTTCGGGTCGTTGGCAGATCCGCCTGCCTGGAAGTCGGTAATACGGCGGTGGCCGAGCTGGCGCAGGCGATCCACCACCCCAGCCCCGATACCAACCCCATCCACCACCACAGCATCCACCTTGGCGACCTGCATGCACTCGATCACCATGTCGGCAACGTGCATTGTGTCCAGCCCTCGGTAGCGGGCAACGGACAGCACTTTACGGCCCTGCCGAATCAACAGCACGGTCTGGTCATCACCGAACCGCGCAACATCAACGCCGAGGATACGCGGCTGATCCTGATAGCTCTCAGCCTTGTATTGCCTGCAATAAGCCACAATGTCCGACGGGATGAACTGCAGGGCAGAAGCGTTCGGGAACTCGCCCTGGACGCGAACGCGATAGATGTCGGAGTCCTCGCCATAGCGTTCGGCCATGTCGGCAATATAGGCAGGATCAACGCGACTGGAAGCCGAACATGGCACCGCGAAGGTACGCCAGCGGCCACGGTCTGCGTGAAAGGCGCGATGGAAATAACCGGTGTTGCGGGTCGGGTTGCCAGCCATGAGGATTTTAGCGCCAGGCGTTGACAGCGCACCGCCGGCCACCTCGAACACAATGTCATCTACGCCGGAAGCTTCGTCAATCAGGAATAGAAGATTGTCAGAGTGAAAGCCCTGCAGCGCCTCAGGACTCTCCCGTCTGGCAGTTCTGGCAGCGGCGAATACTTCGGTCGGTGCCTCTGCCCATGCCAGTCTATCGGCACCAAGGGACAGTCGCTGGCCCAGCCACGGCAGGCGCTCGCATAGGTTTCGATGCCAGCGCCCAAGCTCGGACCACAGCACGTCGTAGAGCTGGTGTGCCGTCGGCGCGGTGCATGGGATTTTTGCAGGGTAGCGGGTGAAAAGAAACCAGAGGATTACCCACGCCATCAGCGCAGACTTGCCTACCCCGTGACCTGATCGGATGGCGATACGATCATGCTTCACAAGGTCGCGCAAGACCTGCGCTTGCCAATCCTCGACATCCTCGACGCCAAGCGCCTGGCGAACGAACAAGACGGGATCATCAATCCAGTCTGCAACAAGCTCGATCAGCGGATCAGCCGCCATTCTTGAGCTTGCGAGCGGCATTCAGTACCTCGGAATAGGAATTGACGTTCAGTTCGCCGGACAAATCGGTGGCGGACAGGTCTGGCATTACCTTCTTCAGCAACACTTCTGCGGCGCGCACTTGGGTTGAAGTCATTTCGCATTTTCCAAGGGCGTGATTTGCAAGGCGATTCAGCAACATGCTAGCCGCTATCTTCTCGCGCCACTTTTCATGCAAAGTCGTTTTGCTTGATCTTGCCGCCATAGACAAAAAAATCGCCCGGTTGTTACGCCGGGCGGAATTTCCAACAGGAGGGAGATGGAACAGCTACTACCCGGCAGTAGCCGGAGCCTTTATCGCACACTTCTTGAAGTAGTTGATACGATTTTTCGTATATTCCTCACTAAATACAGACTGATGGAGGAGGAGGAGGGCTTCGCCGCTTGAGTATCGCGGCTCGTGGTTTCCGCTCTCCCAGCTGGCAATGGTGGTGAGCGGGACAGCAAGAGCGCGGGCGATGTCTGTCTTGCACCACCCTGCCTTGCCTAGCTCGATGATGAGGGCGTCCCAGCGGATGTAGCGCCAGGCCACGCATTCGAGCTTGTGCAGGTTATCCATGACAGCCTTAGTCAGGCATGGGCTTCTTGGCTCACGCGGACGCGCATGTGTTCGATGCGCTCGGAGACAAGGCCAATCTCCTCCTGCAGTTGAAACACGGAAGCCAGATCGTTGGCACGCTGCAATGCGGCCCGTGCGCGTCCGAATTCTTCGAGCAGCACATCCCTGGCCATTTCGGTTTCACCGACGATTGACAACGTTCTGACGTACCCCTGTTCGCGCGGGCCGGCCGTCGGATCGCGGACATAGGCCACCGTCGATAGAGTCGTCTTGTCGGTGCGAACCTCGACCTTGATGCTGGTGATGAGTTCGCGGGCCTGCCAGATGCGGTACTGGTGAGCGGCCTTTCGCTGATCCCACTCGAAGCAGTCATGCAGGGGGCTGTCCTTGCTCTTGGCCTCCTGCACCACGTCCTCTGGCGTGAGTCGCCCGCTGTTTGCCTGGGTGATGCGTTCCAGGGTATCCCGGATCGCGTTTCGCTGCTCTTTCGTCATGTCGTTTCTCCTTCTCCTGTGCGTTAAAAATATTGCCTGCCTTGCCATGCCCGGCCATGCCATGCCTGCCCATGCCTGCCTTGCCAAGCCCTGCCGAACCGTGCCGTGCCCTGCCATGCCATGCCACGCCTGCCCCGCCATGCCTGGCCCCGCCAGGCCCTGCCGCGCCACGCCCCGCCGTGCCTGCCTCGCCTTGCCTATCCACGCCCTGCCCGGCCAAGCCACGCCTTGCCATGCCTGCCTTGCCCCGCCACGCCATTCCCGACCCCGCCATGCCTCGCCTGCCTTGCCGCGCCTCACCATGCCTCGCCCGGCCACGCCAGGCCCGGCCTGCCTTACGCCACCTTGAAGCCCCGGCGCTTGATTTCCACGTCGAACCACGCCAGCATTTCCTCGGTCTCGGCATTGTAGGCGATCGGATTGTCGAGTGCTTCTTGCTGTACCTCTCGCCCCATTGTCTTCGTGATGCGCAGGAAGTCCTTGTCGTCGTTCGACACCAGCTTGAAGGCGCCGAAACTGCCGCTGCCCTTCTCCTGACGCCAATCCCCGACACCTGATTGCATGCCGGCGGCGGCCAGCAGGTTCGCCACGGATTGTTCGCGCAGAATCGGCTTGTTGAACGTCACGGTCAGCTTGCACGCCCACTCAGGCAGAATTGCCCGCGTGCGGACATCCGGCGTCTTGTTCATATCCGCCGACCGCGTGATGCTCATGAACACCCTGGGAACGCCATAGACCGGCTGCATGTCCCAATCCACGGTCAGCAGCCGCCCCATCTGCGTCCGCTTTGTCCCCGGCATGTCGAGCGCCGCCGTGAGCATGGCGCCCTTGAATGCTGTCGGCAGGATGCCGAGCAGCGACGGCGCCGCCTTGTTCTCGATGATGTAGGGAGAATTCCGAAATTCCTGGATCGGATCATGCTTCAGGGACGACGCCTTCTCCGCCGCGTTCTTCTTGCCCTTCGGCGCGAGCAGTTCATGCCAGACTTTCTGGCTCATCCTGTTCATGATGAGCGGTGAAGTTCCGAGGATGCAGAAGTCAATCTGCCCCTTGACCACCTCAATGACTTGGATCTCGCTGCTTGTTTCTGCCTTGCGTGTTGCCATTTTATTTTCCTCCTGTTGCCGCAGCGAAAGTCCGGTCGCTGCTTCCGGTTAAATATTCCTCGATAACATCCCGCGCCGCCTCCCATCCCCAGCACACGGCCACGCGATGACCCTGCTGCGACAGGCGCATGTGCCATTGCACTTGCGGCGGCGTCGGCTTGTTGCGGCCAGCCTTCATCTCGATCCAGAGGCCGTGGTACTCGCCCCTTGCCACTGGCAGGCAGATGTCAGGCACGCCCGCCTTGACGCCTTCCGCCTTGAGCTTGCCGGCGGTGGCCTTGCTGCGGTGCCCGCCGTTCGGGATGGCGAACATGAGCGCCAGTTCCGGCAGGCGCTTGGATTGATACTCGGCCCAGCGGAACAGGGCAACTTGGGCAAGATGCTCGGGTTGTCTCATGGCGCAAACGCGCAGGCGCGCGCGTCGGTTGAGACTTGAAAATCACAATTCTCCGCACTCCACTGCACCGCAAAATCGATCAACTGCGAATACTCCGCCCTGTCCGCCGTCTCCGATGGCCGTATGGCGCGATACCACTTCTCCCCGATGCGGTACTCATCCAGGCCGAAGAAGTCCGCCTTGATGGCCTCCTTGACCTTGCCTGGCGTGAGACCGATGTGCAGGCCGATGTCGCGGCAGAGGGCATGGAAGAGCTTGCGCTGCTCGTGGCTCTTGTCGATCTTGCGGCCGCAGGTTGGGCAGGTGGCGTTCATGCGGCTTTCCTTTCCTGCTGTGCTTCCGCGAAGCTGGCGTACTGGCCCACACGCCTCTCGCCGTCGAAGCGGACATAGACGTTCTGTCCGTTCTGCACGAACTTGGCGATGGTGAGCGGGCCTTTGACCATCGCCCACTTTCCCAGCGG